AGAAGACAGTAAGACTGCACTAACACTAAAGTTGCTTTACATCGTACCTTTGATTGCGGTGCGGCGCCTATGCATTTCAATCTACGAAATGGTCAAGGAGATTTCTTTGATTGCGGTGCGGCGCCTATGCATTTACATCTACGAAACGGTCAAGGAGGTTTCGAGCGGAATCCAAAAGGAGTACAAGAGGAGAAGCTGAGACCTTGCCACAGATATAGTGACAGTGCATTGGGTGCTATCGGTCTCTCGATGAGATCGCTCGGTGGGGGTCTATGACCTCCACTGAGAAAGCCCATGTGACCACCCGAATCAATTGCCCTGCACCTAAGGAGGGTCAAGGGATGTAATCCCTTCTTTAGGTTCATCTATTAGACAACCCAATGGAGGAACTTTGAGTTTATCAGAAAGTGTCCCCGAATCCCTCCTTGAGGAACTGGAGGCAAGATTCCCAGATCAGTGTCCATCCATAGAAGATACCGACCGCGAAGTCTGGATCAAGGTTGGACGAGTGGAAGTGACCCGGTTCCTCAGGAAACAGTTTGATGTTCAGAACAGGAACATCATGCGTCCTGAAACAGACAATCCTGAGGAGGATGACTAACTATGTGCATGAGTACACCGGATATACCGGATAGGCCCCCACCTAAACCACCCAAGCCACCTGCTCCGCCCGCACCACCTGCTCCTGGGCCACAGGGAGGTGCCTCTGAGAAACAGGGTGCTCCTGAGAACCCTACCAAAGGGGATGGGAAGCGTAAGAAGCGTGATCGCAGTTCACTGAAAATCCCTAAGAAGCAATCCCGTGGCATCAATCTGCCAGGGGCGGGAGGTAAAGACTAATGGCACGTCGTGATGAACGTAGCCGTAACAACCGAGCGAAGATTCAAACCAAAACTACTCGTACTCGGATTATAGATGGAGATCAGCGTACTAAGCAAGTCCTTGGTGCCCTCAATAAAAGAACTGGCACGTTCATGGTTAAAGGTTATGGAGATCATGGACGCTACGCACGGAGGACCTACAACGAGAACTTCGAGACCTTGGAAGGTGGAAACAGCGCCACTCTTAATAGTGATGGCCCCCGCGCCGACGTCCAGTTCACCCTCAACGGTCGGACAAGGCCAGGCAGATACCTGAACGTCGAGCTCGGTAACCCAGACAAACGAGTGTCCGAAACAGTCTATTCTAGTCGGATGCAAGCGCTGGACAGTCCGTATGTTGATGACGATACCCAGAAACAGAGGCAGCTCAAGACCAAACGTGGGGGCCGCAGCAAGCTACGCATCCAGGCATCTGGAGATAGCTCTGCCGGTCGTCTCAAAGGTGGACCTAACACTGGCCGTCAACGCAACAAGCTAAGCATCGGCGTTCAAGGTGCAGATGGCGTTGGTTCTGGCCTCAACGTACCGCGCTGATCTCCCCACCAAACAAGAGGTAATCAATGTCACAAACCCCCTCGACTTCCGCGAAGGGACTGTATAGTCGTCTTGAAACTGACCGTCAGCCCTATCTAAGTCGGGCGAGGGACGCAGCTAAACTAACCATTCCCAGCCTCATGCCAGAAGATGGACATGGGGCCACCTCCAAACTGAAGACCCCTTATCAGAGCTTAGGTGCCCGAGGCATTAACAACCTATCGTCTAAGCTACTCATGGCTCTGATGCCTCCCAACTCCCCCTTTTTCCGACTCCGTGTTGATGATCCTGAAATCGAGGAAGCCGCTGAAGCAACAGAAGCTACGGCTGAACTTGAGAAGGCGCTCGGTAAGATCGAACGCTCGGTCATGACAGAGATTGAGAAGTCCGCCATCCGCGTGTCGGTAGGGGAGACCCTCAAGCAGTTGATTGTCGCAGGTAACGCCCTGCTTTATATCAAGCCTCAAGGTGGAGCCAAGGTCTTTAAGTTAGATCAGTATGTTGTTCAGCGTGACCCCGCGGGGAATGCGCTGGAGATCGTGGTGAAGGAATCAGTTAGCTACGTCACTCTGCCTGACGAAGTGAAGAAAGCTATCGAACTGAAGGACGCCAACAATTCCAGCAAAAAGGAAAAGGTTGATCTCTATACCCGCATTACTTACACGGGCGATGGGTGGAAAGTCCATCAAGAGATTCACGATATGGTTGTCCCTGGCTCTGAAGGCCAGTACCCCGAAGGCAAGACCCCCTGGATTCCCTTACGGTTCACCCAGATTGATGGTGAGGACTATGGCCGTGGGTATGTCGAAGAGTTCTATGGCGACCTATGGTCAATGGAAAAGCTGACCAAAGCTGTTGTTGAAGGTAGTGCTGCTGCCGCCCGTATCCTGTTCTTAGTCAACCCCAATGGCACGACTGAAGCGAGAACCCTAGCCAAGGCACCAAACGGCGCAATCCGTAATGGCTCGGCTGCGGATGTATCCGTACTTCAAATGGACAAGCAAGCGGATTTCTCCATTGCTTACCAGACCATCGGCTCTCTCCAAGAGCGCCTGTCTTATGCCTTCCTGCTGAACTCAGCGATCCAACGCGATGCCGAGCGAGTGACAGCCGAGGAAATCCGGTACATGGCGAACGAGTTGGAGGCTGCCCTGGGTGGTGTCTACTCGATCCTCAGTCAGGAGTTCCAGCTCCCGCTGGTCATGCGCCTGATGTACGTCCTAGAGGACAAAGGGGAAATTCCAACCCTGCCTGAAGGCTCTGTCTCTCCGTCGATCACTACCGGCGTCGAAGCGCTGGGTCGTGGGCATGACTTGGAGAAACTCGACATGTTCCTCAAAGGGATGATGGATGCAGTACCTCCCGAAGTCCTCGCCCAGTACATCAACTTCTCCGACTACATCACCCGCCGAGGTACTGCCTTAGGCATTGATACGAACGGGCTGGTCAAGTCTCAACAGGAAGTCCAGCAGGAACAGGCAGCCGCTCAGAAAGCACAGCAGCAACAGATGATGCAACAGCAAGCCACTGAACAAGGCATGAAGACAGTCGGAAATATTGCAGAAAAAGGAGCGCCAAGTAATGAGCAATGAGCAAGACGTAAACACTGCTGAGGAACAGGCCCAGACGGCAAAGCGTAAGAAGTCGAATCGTGCCGCCGTCAAGTCTGACAATGGTAATGACAAACCCGCTGACCCGAAACCGGCACAGACAGCTACCCGTGACGGCAAGACCGTCCGAAAGACTGCCAGTGGATTCACGGTCGTAGGTTAATCAACTTTAGAACAGAGGGATAATGATAATATGAGTACAGCTTCCGTCAACACAGGCGCAGCCACTAACCCTGACGCCACTGAAGCACCGGAAGGTCATGACGAAAAGATGGTCGCAGCCTATGAGGAGTCTCAACAAGCTGCTGCCGGTACTGATACCTCGACCGCTGAGTCAGAAGAGGACGGTGACGAAAAGATTCTCGGTAAGTTCGAGTCTCAGGATCAGCTAATCGAAGCCTATCGCAGTCTTGAAGCGAAGCTCTCACAGGGTACACAAGCTCAAGGTGAGAGTGAGCAGGGGGACAGTACAGGGGAACCCGAAGGTGGCGAGCAGGAGCGCACACAGGCAGCAGAAGAAGCCGTTGAGAAAGCCGAGGGTGTCGATATGGATTCCCTCTCGAAGGAGTATTTCGAGAAGGGTGATCTAGCCGCTGAGTCTTACGAGGCTCTGGAGAAGGCCGGTATCCCTCGCCAGATGGTCGAAGAGTACATCCAAGGCCAGGAAGCCCGAGCCAGCCAGTATCAGGATCAAGCCCTTCAAGAGGTTGGCGGTGAAGAAGAGTTCGCCAAGATTTCTGAGTGGGCTGCTTCCAACCTGTCCGGTGAGCAGATCGAGCGTTACAACAGCGCCGTTGGCTCAGATGATCCTGCTCGAATGCAGGAAGCCGTCAAGGCGCTGGCCTTTGAGTATGGCAGAGCGCGTCCCTCTGAGCCTGGGCTATTGGGCGGTGGCAACAACCACTCCGCTGGTGATCAATTCGATTCTGTCGCTCAGCTGACCGAGGCGATGTCCGATCCCCGCTACCAGAATGACCCGGCCTTCCGCAAGGAAGTTGAGCAGAAGCTCTCACGTTCCAACGTAATGTAAGGAGACTGTATGGCCCTCAGCAGCATTGTCGCTGGGGGTCTGTTTGATGTCGGCTCGAAACTAATCGAGCGGCTTTTCCCAGACCCCGAGCAGCGCGCCAAGGCTAAGAAAGAGCTTGAGGCTCTGGAGCAGGAAGGCGAACTCACCCGACTCTCTACCCGCATGGAAGCCATCATGGCGGAAGCGGACAGCGATGACCCATGGACTTCACGGGCGCGTCCCTCGTTCATGTACGTCTTCTACTTGGTAATCATCTCCCTGGTTCTAGTGGCTCCCGTACTGGGCATCTTCTTCCCAGGCCAGATGGAACTCTTCTTCGATAACGTCGGTGCCGGTTTTGATGCCATCCCCGAAGAACTCTGGTGGACGTTCACCTCAGGGTATCTCGGGTACGGCGCATACCGCACCTATGAGAAGAAGCAAGGAGT